GGGTGTTACCGCATCAATGGTAATACTGGTTGCGCCTGATGCTGCTGCACCATCCACTCTGATGTCCAGTGAGTAATTGGTGAATGAATCGTATAGTGTGAGTGCCTGATTGTTTTCAAGGCTAATGTCGAGTGCTGATGTGTTCAGACCTGTGACTGATACACCGGATGCGAGTGTTTGTATAGTATATCCTACTCTTTCATTGGTAGCTATCCAGTTAATCAATCCATTATCCCTGATTGATCTTGCACCTACTGTATTTGCAGATGATGAAACAGATGTACTGGTACCTTCTTTGTCAGTCTCTTCATTGCTGATCTCGGATGTAATCTTTGAATCATTTTTTGATCGGTCAATCTCAGTTTTAATCCATTCTCCCTTATAAGTATCAAAAGCTGCTTCCAGTGTCAGTGCATTATGTACCCATTTGTCTCCATCCCACTCAATGAAGCGATTAAACTGAATCTCACTGGATGACTGATTACTTCTCCACCCGCCATTATACACCTTCATAGCTGTCAATTGCGGGTGCATATATTCACGGGTACGCATCTCATGTATCTGTAAGTCATAACTTACAGAGGATGCAATAGTCCATGAACCAGTATCATACCAAGAGGATGCAGGGTCAAGGTCTTCACCTGCCTTTAAAGCTCCATAATTGTAGTATTTAGGTCCATCGCCCAATTCTGTTTCCGGCAAATCAATGATCATACTATTTGTGGCACCGCCCTGTAATGAAGTGTACATAATACTTCCTTCTTCATCAGAGGTAGCGTCATCCTCTGCTATACGAAGGCTGAAGATGTTACACTGGTAATCCCATGTACTTCCTGAAGGAATGTCCATTGGAGATCCATTGACATCTTCATGGTGCAGAAACTCAAACTGAAAGTAAACATCGCCAGTCTTGTTTGCATCGAATTGTGGAGTGAAGAACTCAAAGACAGGGTCAAAAGCTCTCCAGTTGGCTCCAATCTCATAGTCACTGTAAAGGTTGACATAAGAAGGCAGTGTAGCCCATATAAGCGGACCGCTTCCATTGGTGTTGTTTTTTAAATAATAGGTAGTACCGAGGTCTGTGTCCAGCTTTACCTTCATCCGGTAATGTGATCTGAACTCTGTACTGGTTGTACCTTGCAGATAATGGCTAATCCTTCCGTGGAACTTCAACCTTGCATCACCGCCACCAATCAGGTAGCCTGCGAGTATTTCTGTTTCATATTTGTTTTGCCGTGGTAAAATATTCCCGGTAATTCCCTGCTTCCAGTTATACACCGTTTGTGCTTTAAGAAGTGCAGGAAGAAAGCTGAACTGACCACCTGAAAGCCTTGTGAAATCTGTTAAGGCAAGTCCGGTAGTTGAATTGGTACCGGCTGATGTGAATGACCCATCATTGGCAAAGCCCCGATAGTAAGTAGTTTCATCCACGATCTCATTCCACTGGTCAATCCTGAAAGTATCAAGAAAATATATTCTGGCTCCAAATGTATTAAGAATGTGTTGTAATACTTCGAGGCAGGTATAAGCCTTTACTTCTTCATCTTCATACTTCTTGAAAACATCCTGATTAACCCTGGTATATTGTAACGGACACTTATTCAAAGTATATTCGTGTGCAATATCATACCAGTTAATGGATGTGAATAGTATAGTCTGTGATGTACTGCTGTAGAAATCACCTAACCCTGAATAGTTATACAGGATATTGGTAATGATTGATGAGATGTAATTATAGCCACTATACAAACTTCCGTCAGTCTGTTCATAGGGCACTTTCTCAAGCCTTCCCAATCCATCAGTGAATTCGAGTGTAGCAAGATATGGATATGGGTGATCTTCAATGGTAATAAGGTCAGGAAGAAGTAATCCAAGCCAATAGGTATTGAGGCTCTTTGTTACTTTTACTTTGAATCTTAACTCACTGCTACCTGCCATGTCATTAAGTAAAGTGGCAAACTCACTATCCTCAACTATGCAGTTAAGCGTTAACTTACTGCTCTTGATTGCAGTGTGTCTTTCTTCACCTTGCGATCCCCATGATAAAGTAAAGCCTTCAGATGTAGTTAAGAACTCAGCTGATGCACCACTATACTCACTATCGTATATCTCCACAGCATAAGAAGTACCATTCTCACTGGTAAACGAAGTGCCATATCTTACATCACCGAGTGCCATCAGAACCCCCTTACTCTTGTACGTTGCTTACTGAATCTCTCTGAACTTATGAGAATGTCTGCACCCATTAGCCTGCCCTGTACATTGACTGTGTTGCTTCCACCTAACATTGCAGACAGTTTGTCCAGTGGCGCAATGACTTCAGGATTACTTCTTGCTCCAGGATATTCACCGACCATTGCCAGTGTGGGTGCAGTGGCTATACCACCGCCTGCCAGCTGTGGAACTACATTGTTGAATAGAGTGCCGGCTGCAGCTGCTGCTGCCCCGGCTGCAAGAATATTAAATGGAAATGGAACAGATTCCATAGCTGATGAAACAGCGGCACCAATGGTCTTAGCCAGTTCGGCAGCTACAATCTGACGTGCCATATTCCACATAGCCTTACCCATTTCCTCAACCCCTTTGATATTGCTGTTGACCATTTGCATAAAGACATCCTCAAAGTTCACCGATTTCTCTAAGGCTTCCTGAATCGCTTCCCCAAGCTGTTGCCAAATGGTAATTTGCTGACCGCTTACCGCTGTAAGTGCCTGCATATTGGTAGTTGATCGGGCAATGATTTCAGGAATCTCTCTGGATGCTTCAATAGCTTTGTCCAGTTCACCCATGATTGCCTGATCCGTGGTATTCTTACCAAAGTCAGCTTTAGGTGTCCTGTCTTTGTAACCTACAGCATTAATAAACTCTCTGTCTTTAGCCTGTGAAGCCTTCAGTCGTGCCTCTGCTAACTTGTTGGCGGCTTCAATAGCCTCTTCATCTACTCTTACAGCATTGGATTGTGAGGCAGTATATTCATCTACCTTTGTAATCAAAGTAGAAAGGTCACTGATCTGTTTCTGATAATACTTTGCATTTCGGCTATTGGTGCCTTCGGTTAGAAGTGCCTGCTTATAGTTCTGTTTAAAAACTTCAAGCATTTCCTTCCAGCCATCGACCATTGACTTCCGGGTAGTTTCATCAGCCCTTGCATAATCGTTCATACCCTCTGCAATGGCATCAATCGTATCCTTACCTTGTTTAATGACCTTAAAGCCATTACCAATGTATTCAAATGCTGCAGGCAGATCTTTGGTAAAATAATCCAATACCCTTGCAAGTGGTCCGGCAATCAGCCCACCCATCATTTCTGAAAACTCATCCCAGGCAACTGCAAGCCTCTTTGGCGCATTTATATCCAGTTTTCCCAAGGCTTCAGCCTGACCGCCTACCTTTGTATTTAACTGGTCAATGATTGAATTGAATCGGTCACCGCTTCCGGCTGCACCTTCCAATTCAAAGCCATACTGCTTCATGGCTTTGCCTGAGCCATTAAGCGCACTCTTTACCATGTCCACCGCTTCCGGCAGTTCCTTACCATAACGGGCTGCAAGGTCAATGACCAGTGGTGTTAGCTTTCTTATGGCATCTTCACCCAGTCCCATTGTAGCAAACAGAGCCTGAGCCTGAACGATCTGATCATCGGCAAACAGTGTAGTTTGCTGCAGGTTGGAAGCATCCTCAGAAAGACGTTTCATCACATCTTCCCTGCCTGAGAGTGCATCAGTCAGCCTTGTTTCAGCCTCAATCTGCTGCTGATAGGCTTGCATGGATGACTTTACAAAGGCTCCAATGGCTGCAATGGAGAAGGCACCGGCTACGAATCCACCCAAAGACTTCATGGCAGTACCCATCATGTCGGTCTGCTTAGAAGCCTTCTTCATGTTATTCTCGAATCTGGTAATGTCCAGATTGAGAAGTGCCATTAATCCTAACTTAGCCATTGATCCATTGCTTTAGTTGTTCATCAGTCAGTTGTATCGGTTTACTTTTCTTGTCCCAATCAAAAGAAATCAATTCAGTGGTTTTGATCTTGGAGTTCTTTGGCAATTGCACATTGATCAGTGCCGTTGTAAAGAATCTCTGTCTTTCCCATTCCTCTCTTTCCTTTGATTGTATGAGGTCAAAGAAGCCTTTCTGAGCGTTGGCAAATTGTCGAGGCGTTAAGTCATACAGCTCATCAACTGTCATCCTTAGCTGCCCTATGCCAACCTGTTCCAGCATATCAAAGGTGAACGCTATGTTTTTTTTTGACCGCCTTCTTCAGCACCCTTCGATATGCTTTCGCTAAACATCTCAGTTGCCTTTGCAATCAGGTCTGGTTGCTCAGTCATCTCCGCAAAGATGTCATCGAGTGTGAGTGAGCATGATGTGCCAGCCTTCCTGCTACCTTCCTTCAAGGCACACAGGATGAGATTGCACTGCTTCTCCATGGATTCAATGGATGTGGCGTTGAAGCCTGCAAACATCTCACCAATTGCGTTGATGTCATCAATGCCGTACAGCTTACAGAAATTCCGGTAGGTGTTGAAATTAAACACCACACTGTACAGACTACCGCCAATGTTCAGTTGATTCATCATGCTGAAACAGTATCCCAGGTTAATGTCGAAGTTCCCTGAATGGAGAAGGAATAGGTGGCTGCTTCTTCCACACCGCCTGTAAGTTCAAGAGATGAGAAGTAGCCTGAGCCACTGAGCTTGTTATCCCCGGAAGTTGGTGTCTGGAAGGATACAGCTACCAGTGTGCCTGATACTAATGCACCCTGCAGGTCATTGATCCGGTAGTAGGTTGCTGAAGCTGCATCGAACTGAAGAAGGTTGTCGCCTGACATGCTCCATGACTTCATCCCAGGCATCTGTTCTTTCCAGGAAGAACTGTCTTTGGAAGTGATGTCAATAGGCTCCATATTGAGCGATACGGAAGCTGACTTTGCTTTGGCTACCGGTTTACCGCCTACATAAACCTTTAGATTGGTTGCGTTAATTACTCCTGTTGTTGCCATTTTTTATGTTTATTTTTAAAGTTAAAATTACGGTGTCTCACCACTACCTGACGGTGGTGTAGTTCCTGATGAACCCTGATTTGAAATAGTCAGGGCACCGGTACCTTTGATGCTGAATGAAAAGTTGGCTGCGTCATCTACCCCGCCATTTACTTCGAGTGAGGTAAATATTCCCGAACCTTGCCAGTACAGGTCACCTGACTGATATGGCGAATTGTACATACCCACAGTAACCACTGACTTTGTGGTCATGGCTGAAAGTACATAGGCTGCAGATCTGTCATTGGTACCTGAAGCATTGGTATAGTAAGCATCCCCACTAATCTCCCAAGAGTTCATTCCACCCATATATTCAGCCCAACCGGAACTGTCTTTGGTTGTGGTGTCAATAGTGTCTGTATTAAGCGACAATGAAGCATTGGTACAGTAGGCTACATTCTTACCTGCAATTGTCAGCTTTACCGCTGTTCCGTTTATAACTCCTGGTGTTGCCATTATCTTTTCACAATTATATCAAATGAAAGTTCCTGTATGTATGCCTTTAATTCCTCATTCCAGGCATCTGAAAGATTGGTGAACTGTACATTGTCCACCACATAGCCGGTACCGCTTATGGTGTAATTTCCATACCGGTCAAGTGTATCTCTTACTGTCTTGCTCATGCTGTTCACAGCGTTGTATGTCTTTGCGCAACATGAAACTTCTATGGAGAATGTGTCGAAATCTGAGTAGGTATTCTTTGTATCATTGGGTAGTACCGAGGTAATTCCATACACTATGAATGGCAGTTGTGCTTCCTGTGGTGAGATGATAGGATATACCCCTACAGGATCACTTCCAGTGGCGTAGGAAGCATCAATCAGTGCATCATATATGAATTTACCTATCATTTTCTTATACCCTTCCATTCCATTGTAATGAGGTCGTTTAAGCCTTCGATCATATCCTGCTGAACCAATAGCTTAGTAGCTTCCCATCCACGTTCCATCATTCTGTGTGGCTTGATCTTACCCAGTTCTTTAGGATTCTTAAAGTGTACTTTCTTTCCGAACACCATTCCTGATTTCTGCTTCCTGTCGCCTGTACCCCACTCGAGGAAATGTCTGAACCAAGCGTTCTTGTTATTTGCGTATCGTGAACCATATCTGTAGCCTACCCATATTGCAGGAATACTACTGCCTCTGTTCTTTGCTGCCTTAATTCCGATTGAGCGTTGCAATGTACCTGCCGGATATACTTTCCCGGCTCTTACCACATCCTTATCACCTACCGGTGTCACCATTGGCAGGTATTCAGTTAAATTCTTAGCGGCATATACAAGCACTCTCTTCATTAGTTTCTTGCCTAATTTCTCCCCAAACTTCCTCATTATGGTGTTCATCTCATGCAACCCCATCAGCACAATCTCTCCATCTCCAATCTTGAAGTGTTCAGGCTTGTAGGTAATCCCACCGGAAGAGTTGAATTGTGCTTCCATCAGTACACGTTATTGTCTTTGTAAACACAGGTCACCTTGATGTACTCCCGCCTGCCAATCTGGTCAATGGCGGTGATGTTGTAGTAGTTGCCCTCAAACTTTACCAGATAGTTTGTGGTGAGTGTGGAATTGTACCTTAACAGGAACTGTATCTCAGACTTACTCATCATGGAGATGTCAGCCCTGCCTTCAGTGCCTTTCGATGTCATAAGCTGAGCCCAGACTGACTTGTAATATGTGTATGATTCCACCCCTTCACCGTAATCATTCATAGTGCGGGTAGTGGAATATAACTCTATACGCCTGTCCAGTTTACCTATGTCCATCAGATTTGAATGATCTTAAGCGGGTCAAGCAAGAATTTAATACCAAGCGGCACTTCATACGATTGAAGTGTGGAAACCGCCTGTCTATTTTCATACAGGAATCCTGTGATGAACAGTATCGCTGCCTTTGCGTTGGAAGGTACATCCTCTGCATTCTCATAACCTACCGTGTAATTGATGGCTACATTGTTTCGCTCTCCATTGGTGCCAGGGTAATCCTGATTAGTCCTTTCGTAGATGAAGGCAGGTGTATTGTAATTATCGAAGGTGTACACCCCGGATGACAGGGTAGCCTGAGCATCATTGGAATCGTAGTAGGTGATCTGTTCAACAGAAATGACAGGATTGGGAAACAGGTAGATGTCACCTTCGAGGTCATCCAGTTGCATGGTATAGGTAGCCTTTACCAGTTTGCGACCGGTATAGGCTTCTACCTTCTCTCTGGCTGCCTTTGCATACAGCATGATCAAAGCATCTTCCTCATCGTGATCTACTCTGAGGTGTGCTTTGATCTCTGTAAGTGTCAGAGGCTCATTTCCTGTTTCTGCTGTTAACTTGTACATCCTGTTTTTAGTTTAAAAAAAGAAGCCCGCCTGAATGTTGAAATGCTTCAATATGCTCTATGAGGAAGGAACGGCGGGCTTCATGTTAACCAATTAAACTATATGAACACTTACTACTTAGGTAGTCGAGATGTCACGGCATACGCCGAAGGCTGATGTGGTAGTCACTGACACATCCCAGAAGGAGTTCACTACCAGTCTCACCAGGGCGTTGGTTGCCTGTGTGTAGGGATCGACAAGGACATCATACCCGCCCCACTGACCGATGTACAGGTATGACCAGTCACCGTAGATGAGTGCAGACAATCCGGTGTTGATCTTTGAAAGGTCAGATGGTACCAGTGAGGTCACTCCTACAGGGTAGCCATTCAGGGTGTTGCCTTCCATGATCATAATGTCGCCATAAGTGGCAGTCTTTGGAGTGGCTTTCATCTTACCCCTTGCTTTCGGATTGGTCAGGTAAGCCAGTGCCGGCATGGATGAGTAATTCTCTACCTTGCTTTCAAGACCGGTAACCATTGCCCAGGTGGGTGCGCCACCGGATGCACCAATAGCCACGATCTGACCGGAAGCGGCTGAGTTGGTCAAGGTGATCCAGGTGAGGATACCTGAAGGAGTTGAGGCTGCACCGCCTTCAATGGCTGCATCTTCCACTGCATTGCCAATGGCATAAGCCAGCTGACTTCTCATTCTCATTTCAATGTCATCATTGAATTGGAAGAGTAACTGGCTCGACAGGTCGATGTAAGCGTTTACCCGCTTCGGATCAAGGGTAGCCTGAGCAAAGGTAGGAGTGGATTCAGTTCCGTTTTCCACCTCAGTAGCCCATGTTACTGATGCTTTGGTGCTTTCTACGGGCATCTGCAGTTTACCTTTGAGATTTCTCAGAATAGTGGCTCCAATTGGAGTTCCATCACCACGGTAACCGGCAACTGATTCAAGTAACAGAGGTGCATACAAGCCGGTGATGTAGGCAGGAACATTCTGCTCAATACCATACTTACCGGTACCTGTTGACCCTGCAATGATGTCCCTGCGCTCTTTGCCAATGAGGTAGGAAGGAATACCGATACCTTTTAGGGCAATACCGCTTTCACGGGCTTCCCTTACGGCTTCCTCATGGAGTTCACGCACGATACCATCAAGGCGTTGTCCTGGCATCTGCATCCGGGCTAAGTCCATCAGGCGAAACTTCTGGATGTCACGCTTCTGGTCTTTGCCAAGGTCGGGAGTGCGCTCGCCTGCCTCTTTGGCTTCGGAAATGAGGCGAGTAGTGAGTTGGTCTACCTCAGCCTTTTTAGTTTTAATTTGACCGGTAAGGTCATCCCAGGAACGTTGCTCATCATCTGTGAATAGCCGCCCTTCGGCAGTCTTTGCAAGCTGTTCCCGTTTAATGATCAGGGATTCGTAAATCCCTTTGTGATCGTCATACAACTGCTTGGTTGTCATAGTTATTGAAATTTAAGTGATTAATTATGAATTTTCCAAGATGATTGCTCGCTCCTGGAGCTTTAATTTCTCTTCAAACTGCTTCCTCTCGCTCTCTTCAAACATCGACTGGATGTCTCTGATCTTTACAGTGGTCTTTGGGTAGGCAGGCATCACGACTGGTCCCATTTCCCAAACTCTTTCGATCTTGCTTATGGTGCGCTCATACATCTCTCCACGCTTCTCCCAACTGTCACCGCCACTGGCAATCTTGAAAGTGAATGAACTACCCTTTACATTGCCCATCCTGATATTTTCAAGGAGATCATTTGCAACTGTGGTATTGGGTAACTTGATGCTGTACTTTACCCCACGCTGATTCTTCTCCAGTTGCAAGGTCTCAGGCATCCTGCCAAGAATATTGTCCACATTGTGATTGAAGGTAGCTACCACATCATTGAACTCAATACCATCGAGTGCGGTAGGCAGTATCCTTTCGGTGAAGTCGCCCATTACCTCACTATCTGAATTAAACACAATGCCATAGCCGGAAAGTGTTCTGGTACCATCTTCCAGTTCCCTTACCTCAATGTCATCGTCATATATCCTCGTTTCCATCGTCATCTGTATTTGTGTCTGTGTCATTATTGTCTTGCTGTACCTCATCCAGTTTGTCCACCGGAGTCATGTTCATGGGTACAAAATACCGGTCACCGCCTTCAATGGCGTTCATATCCTCAAGCCTGCGAATATCATTTTGAGAGAATATTCCAATCTGAAACAGTTGGTTGTAGTAGGCTGCACGGCTCTGTGAGTCGCCTCTCATCAAGCCATTCAGATTCATCTTCACATAGTATTCCTCTTGCTCCGATTGCAGAAATAGCTTCCTGTTGAGTTCTGTTTCAATTCGTTGCACCCACGGATTGACCGAGTGTGTGACAAAGTCAATTGCCTGGTGTTCAATATTGCTGAATGTAGCCCGTGACAGGTCACCGATCAGGTGCGGCGGCACCCCAAAGAAGCCTGCAATTTCCGACCGGCTGAACTCCCTGGTCTGCAGGAATTGAGCATCCTCCGGCGGCATACCAATAGTCTTGTAATCGGTACCGCCTTCGAGTATAGGCGTTTTCCCGGCGTTCTTCATTCCTGAATACTTGCTGTTCCACTGTTCCTGAAGTCTCTTGAACTGTTCATCAGTTAAACCCGGTGAAGTGAGTACCCCACTGACAGAGGCACCATTTTCAAAGAACTTACCGCCATATCCCTGAGCCGCTAATCCAATGAAAATAGCATCACGGGCAGCACTGATAGGTGACTGCCCTTTGATGCCGTCAAACGATAACCCTACGATATGCACGATGTCAGAAGAAAGTACCTCTTTGCGCTCGCCTTTGACCTTATAAAGAAGCCTGTCATTGTACACCTTTACTTCGACATCCTTTGGATGCACAATTTCAAGATATACCGGTCTGGCTCCTTCACGTCTGATCATGGCATAGGCATTACCCCACAATAAGAGGTGTGCCATAAGCACCTCACGGAATGTAAACAGGTTGTAGAATGGTGAAGGAAATGTTCTAAAAAGACGCTGTACCGGGTGGTCAGTAGCTACCATCCTGTTTCCGGAAGTATCCTTCCGGTAAACCGCCATTGGTAAGCAAGCGATAGACTGACTAAGTAAACGGACACAAGACCACACCGGCACCAAGTTCAGGGCTGTTTCCTGAGTGACTGAGATGTCACCAGATGCCAGTTTGTTCATTACATCGTACAATGTAATGCTGCTACGTTGCTCTGTAACAGGCGACACTACACGATTTTCAGAGGCTCTGTTGATCTCAAGTAAGGATTTGCCGAAAACTTTGATCTCCATTCAAAAGAAATTTGCGGCAAAGTTACAACAGGAAATATGGCTTGTCAAGTTAACAATGTTAACAATTTATGTTAACATTGCTAACAATTTGCGTTTTAAGGCAGTTTTAAATGATTCCCAAAATGACTTATCAATAATCTTCTTACAAATTGAATAGTCATTCTATTAATCTCTGTTGATTCATAACCCTCAAATTCATCAGCTAATTTCCTTAAAACTTCAAAATAGCACTTCGGTGAACATGCTAAGTATGTAGTCCTGCTGTCAATGCTATCATTACCCCATTCGTTATGATAGGCTATTAATTCACACCAATCATCAGGTAATTCTGATACATCATTTGTGTTTCCACAGTGATCACAGATAACTGATGTTATAACGTCACTTTTATAAGTTACTTGTTTCAATTCTCTTTTATACATAATCTTTTTTTTGTAAAATTACTACTTTAATTTCAAAACAAGCCTTTTTCCGGCTGCATTTCTCATTATGTTTCCTGATTATGCAGATGTTGATGTGTGTGCAAGTCATTTGGCTTTCTTCTTATATATCTCAAAGTAATACTTTCCGAACCTTAAAGGTCTGTAAGAGAAGCGTTCATACTCTCCGGCTGCCTCAATCATCTTTGCCGGAGTGATCAGTGACTTTACCCATCCATTGATCACTCCCCACGGGCTTCTACCCGGAATAGGATTAATGCCTATTACCCTGGTATTGCTTACCCTGAGTGCTTCAGAAAGTACCTTCTTCCAGTCGTGGCACTGCTCAAGAACATTCAGTAGTACAACTGTCTGAAACTCTCCATCCTTGAATGGCAGTTCCTCTCCATCACCCTGCATCACGTTCCTGCCTTTGCTTCTTGCGATCTCTACCAGTACCTTACTCTTTTCAATTCCTACTCCATAAGGTGCAATCTCCAGTAAGGCTCCGGTATTACAGCCTACATCAAGCCACTTTCCCCATATCTTGTCCTTTATGTAGTCGAAGCAATAGTCACATATCTCTGTGTGACCCCGTTCAATAATGACGTCATATTCTTTCATGCTGTAATACTTTAAAGAAGTGTTCAAGTTGTCCAAGATTATAAGGTGCATTTGCATACCGCCATGAATGAAGGTAAGCAATCTCAGTGGTAGGCATGGTGCCATTGTCGTGAAAGGTCTCCAGTCGGTCGCAGTTTGTGTTCAATACCTTCATACCGTGTATATACTCAGGATATTCACCTTCATTGAATGGCGGTATGAAGTAGTCAATAGGAAAGACATCAGAAAGCATACGCTTAGCCAGTTTGATTTCCATGGAGTGCGGTGCGTGTGTGTGCCATAAGCCATGCACGGCAAAGGAATCCTTATTGATTCGTGTTTGCAAATAGTACCACAATGATGAATTTTCCCAAACCTGTTCAATTCCTGAAACATCCTTGATCTTTGCGTCATCCCAATAGACGCTTATCTGCCTAACGCTTCCTATCGGTGTAATGCCTTGTATGATCTGATGACCATAAGCATCACACAATTCACAGAATTGCCTTAATAGGCTCACATCTGTGTCAAATGCTACATCGTCATTTCTTATTATCATAGCCTACTTGATTACGATTAAACGCCAATCCCTCACATTGCTGTGATATATCCCTTCCCTGGTAGGCTCAATGGATGTTACCTTCAGTGAACGTAACATGGCTTCCATCTCTGGAAGTCTCCATACATAGTGATGCAGTACAATCGGGTCAACCGGTCGTGACTGATTGCCATACAGTCCCCACCTGCCTGATTGCTTGTTGCTTTCGTTATCAGAAAGGTACAATGCAATAGTGTCATCAAGGTCTGTGAACTCAATGGACATCTTACCGCCTGGCTTTAGTACCCTTACCCAATCCTTCAGGATGTCAGGAAACTCCCATTGGTAGAATGATTCAATGACGTGAATAGCAATGATCTCATCTACCGAGTTAGCTTCAAATGGTAATGGATTACGAAGGTCATGCTTTAAGTCTGCTTGCGGTGACAGATCTACATTGGTAAATCCTTCAAACCTGAGCCATCCACCGCCTAAGTTTAGTTTAGTCATGCTTTAATTGTGTTATGTGGTGATACAATTCGTTAATTTTGAGGCAAATATTATCCCATGACAGGTGCTTTACCTGCTCATAGGTGTTCAGTCGTTTCAGTTCATCCACCAATCCTGCTACCGTTGGCTCATAGAAAGTGACATTACAATGCCGTGGGTAACCTATGAATGGCGTTAATACCGGTATATTGAGCGCCATGGACTCCATTACCGGTGTGCTGAATCCTTCATCCTTCGATGCACATACATACACATCCAGTTCCTTGTACCAATCAACCATATCTTCAGGCTTAATGCCGTAGGCATGAACATACTCACAGTCTGCAATCCTGCAGGCAGCCTTAATGATGTGAGTACCCTTGTAATCACACTCAATACCGGCGAATCCTACCTTTAGCTTCTTTGGCTTTAGAAATTCATCGAATATACCATCAGGAATATAGTGAGAGTTCGGGAAGTGGGTGAGTAGTCCATCATTGATTACCATTGTGGCAGTAGCCCAGTTGGCTACATTGCGGGTATAGGAAGGATACCTGAATGATCTCACAGTGTACAGAAATGGTACCTTGATCTTTGAAAGGTGTGGTATATGCCTTTGAATATCCCAGTTGTTGTAATGCACCAGATCATGTTCATTTGCCAGCTTTACAAAGGTATTGCTGTCAATATGTGAGTAGGACTTCAGGGTAAACTCATGCTCTGTGAGTTGCTCTGCTATTTTCCGGCTGATACGGTCAACTATCCAGTTGGCTCCATCGGTCATTAGTAGAATTTTCATGCTGTTAATGTAAATTGGTGTATGTGAAATCAGGATGATTACGGATGTTTCCGGGTATTGCGGCTATCTTTATGTCAGGAAATTTGCCCAACAGGTAAGAAAATGAAAGCTGATCACGTTCAGTCCACCGGCATATCTCAGCCCACCAGGCATTATTGAACTCTTCCACATCAATATTGTGCCTTCTTATGATGAATCCACACTCAAACATCGGTGCAAAGATGTTGCCGGTGGCTTTATAGTGCTGTTCCTGTTTCAGAATGTTTGCCATGAACTTAGGTGACCTTCTGAGCCTTTCAACATACTTCAATGCCTGAAATTCTTCATACAAATGATTTCTGTATGGATGCTGAAAGACTGCCATATCCACTCCCGAAGGCAGGTATTTGTCAATCAATTCATGTACTGAGAGTTTAGGAAAGATGTTTCCATCTACCCATACTGAGATGTCTGCATCGACATACAGATGTGATAGCACCTTATATATCTTTGCATCCATCACTGGCTGTACAAATTGATTCTCCCCGGTGAATACCTTTATATCCTCTCTTGGTGCCTCGTAGCCCCCGGTAATGGCGGTGTAAATCTTCTTCCTGATCATAACAACTCCTTCAGTATCTTGTGACGCAACATATTCACCTTTGTGAGTGTCAGATTCTCACTTACATACTGCCATGTTTCGGCTGCCTTTGCCTTGTAATCAATGGCGCCACTGAGACATCCTTTCATTAGGTTGTAGTATTCCATCTTGTTGTTATAGTTCAGCACTCCAGGTATCTGCCATTCCTTCCAGTCAGGTGCAATCACTGCCATTCCTGCCCATGCACCCTCAATCATGGCAATGTTGCTCTTTGCCCGGTTGAACAGATTGTCAACCAGTGGCACATGAATGAACTTACTGCCCAATGCCTGTATGGAATTGAGGAATATATTCGGGTCAAGTGGCTCCAGTCGGTGGGCGTTGCCCATCATATTGCGATTGAAAGCCTCATCAAAGATGTGGTACATACCGTTGATGTCGCTACCTACGAACAGGAACTTGTGATCCGGGTAATCAGCCATCACTGTCTGAATTTCCTTATGGTAGTAGTCCACATCCCCAATATGTGTGTCGCTTCCTCTCCATAATACACTATTCTGGCGTTCAATGTTCTTCCTTCTTGACAGGTCAAAGGTGGCGTTATTGAAGGCATTAGGAACCACAATCACATTGGGATTCATAGGTGAGATGTACCGCTTTAGTTCCTCAGTAGTCACAGTGATGACATCAGCCAGTTGAATGGACTTGATCACATTGTCCTTTGTCGTTTGCTGATCATAAACTTTAAATGCCCGGTTGTACTTTGGAAGCTCAAACAGGTTGTCATCAAAGTCAATCCATACCGGTCGGTTGTACTGCTCCTTGAAATATTGCATCATTTGAACCAGTTCCGGTGATGCCGGTCGCTGTACGAACAGAACATCTGCGAAGTCGAAGGTATTCCACAGCTTTACCGCTTCGCCATCCCTGCGGTACTGAATATCCAGTTTACCGTTGAACTTCCTCTGAAGGTCAGCCATTACACCCATACCCCGGTAATAGGAAGTTGCATCCTGTGGAAATGGGCAATATACATACAATTGTTTGCTCATATAGTGTTATTTACGTTTAGTGAAGTTTCTTGAATTACAATACTTTCCTTTATCAATGTCGAATCCTTTGGTGCAGTAGTCATGAATGTGATCATAGTCACTTGAATGATGTACACATATCCTGCAAAGCTCAATATGCTTTGGGCTGTCCAATACCTTAAACATCGCTTCCAGTTTACCGAACTCAATGCCTGCCTTACCGCCTGCTTCCATGATTTGTCTCTTGGTATAGTGTGTCATAGGTGCTTATATTTGATGAATATTTGCTCTCCATACTTGTTTTCCAGTCCTTTGCGGAACTCTTCCAGGTCGTGTTCAAACATCATTTGCCCGTTATACTGCTCATAAAGTCGCCATGATGCTCCCTGAATACTGATTATCTGTATCATTTATGCTTGTTGTGTCTTGTTAATACTATCCTGAATACATCATAATTCCGGTACCTTCGGATCAAAGTGTACTTCCGGTATATCGCTTCCACCGCTTCATAGGCTTCCTGACCTGTCCGGTACTTCTTACAATACTCATAGTACAGGTTGATGAAGTAGTCAGGATTGCGGTGTGTGACTTCGATATGTTTCTTTACTGTCATAGAAATCTGATTGAAGGTGTACCTGTCTGCTTGCTGTTTAACTCCATCCATTGCCCAATACCCATTACCATTGCCACCATTCCATCTACTTTACCCTGTGATTTGCCTTTGTGTATCTTAAAATTCTCATTGGCATCCCGGTAGATGACTACATTAGAGTTCATCCACCTGAGTACAGCATTGCCATCATGCTGCAATTGCCCGGAAAGGATCATCTTCTCCATCTCCTTTGTGGGTGTGGATATGGTTGTAATTGCCTGAGAAAAGGCAGTTACCGGTATATTAGCCTTTGTAAGTTCCTGAATGGTGCCATGATATGCCATTGCACGGTCATAGGCTATGCTTTTGATGTTAAATTTCTTACTCAGCTCAATGATCTTCTTCACGATGAAAGAGTGATCTACCACATTACCCTCAGTAGTGTAGAGATGTCCTTCACGCTTCCATAGTGAATAGGCTGCCACGTGGTCACGTTGCTTGACTGTATCCTCTGGTACCCAGAAGAAAGGCTTTGCATACTTCTTGCCGTTGTCGAAACAGAATACCAATACCAGTGCGTTGAAGTCCGATGTGGCTGCAAGGTCTAATCCTGCGTAGCAAGGTACACCCCTTAACTCATGCTCAGGAATGTCAGCCTTACAAGCCATGAAAGTGTCATCAGGTATCCATGCGGTGTAAGAATCGGTCCAGATGTTCAGGTTCTTAGTCAGGAATGAGTTCAACTGCTCATTGTTGTTCTTTGCTTTGACTGCCTGATCCTTCAGAAAATCCATTCCAATAGACACATTCAGGTTAGGATTGGACTTTGCCCACGCCTTTGCATCCTGCCAGTCGTCATCTTCATCCTTAGTATAGATGACTGTGAACAGTGACTCATCATTCTTGATGCCTTTCAGGATGTCAATACAGTTCTTTCTGTACCGGTAACATGGACTTTCCCGGCTGAATCCTGCCGTGGTAATGGTGAACAGCATCGGTTGAAGCCTGGCACCCATAGCATCGGCAAACACATCAAATACATCAGTGGTCTTGTGTGCATGGAACTCATCAATGATGGCGCAATGTGGATTGAGTCCATCGAGTGTGTTGGCTTCGCTGCTGACCGCCTTGAAGAATGACCCGGATGCAATCTCATCATGTCCAGGCTTCACGAATATGCTATTCTTGAACACTTCAATATCCTTCTTGAATACATTGGACTTACGAACCATTTCGCCTGCCTGGTCAAATACGATCTTTGCCTGGTCACGGGTCGTGGCTGCTGAGTAAACCTCTGATGAACTCTCGCTATCCTTTCTCATCATGTACAGCCCTATGCCGGAAGCAAAGGCACTCTTACCGTTCTTTCTTGCGATCTCCACATAAGACTGCCTGAATCGTCTGGTACCATTAGCCCGCTTCCATCCGAATATGTTCCATAGAATGAATATTTGCCACGGCTCTAAGGTAAACGGCTTACCCGCAAACTGGCTGCCCTTGGTATGCCGGATGAAGCTGAAGAACTTGATCACTCTCTCCGCTGCCTGAGCGTCATGCCGGATGCCTAATTCAATTGAGTATTTGTGGTCATTCAAATACCTCTGAACTGCCAGACGTTGGTATTCCCCTGCAGGAATAGCGCCCGACATGACGTCATCAATGTAGCGGCTGATAGTGGCTTTATAGGTTGACATCGTTATTTTTAATTTAGCATACCAAAGTAAATGGGCATAATTGTACAGGTATTCATCATTCCTAAGTTTAATGATTTAACATATTTAAGTGCCTCATCATGTGAATCAAATACATTCATTAATTCACCCAAGACATAATAATAGTCATCACCGTAAATTTCTCTCTGCTTACTAAGCCAGAATACTGCATACTTTAATTCAATATTACTTTCCTTCGTATTGTCCATAGTGGTATTATTAAAGTTTCATATAATCATTTTCTTCTTCATTCACACTTTTCATCACTCCCATGATCCTGCTTTGCGCTGCCGGAGTGAACCCGAACTCAGTAGACAGTTTCATGATCTGTGCAATGGTCATGTTCTTAGCCACAATCAAAGGATTGAGCTGAGCGTTCCTGCCGTTCATCACAATGACATTACCCTTCATCAGTTCAATATCCTCATTGATCCTGATGTATTGAGCCACAAGGTCAGCATAGATTGACAGTGTCATCACATTGAGTGTGGTCAGTAGTTTCATGTTCACCATTTCACGGGCAACTGATTTCCATACCTTCTTTGCTTCCTTGCTCAGGTGCTTTGGCGGTGCCGGTGCCTTAGTGATGACAATGGAATACGAAGCATCACCGCTCATCCTTACCGGCTGATCAGTACCCTTGATCACCTTGAGTGCATCTGGTGTGCGTTTCCTGCCTGCCATTATTCGCAGATGTTATAAATTGACATGCACCTACGATCACCATTGTCATCTTCCTCAAACATGCTGATCTGATTCTCATGCCTCAGCACGTAGGATGCGATGTCATCAATGTAGTTGACCTTCACTCCATCCTTTGTTGTCCATACGTACTTATCAGGAATGTAGCCCAATGGAAAGAAGCTACCGCCCACATAATGTTCAGCATCTCTTACCCTGTCAATCAGTTCCGGGTGTGCCTTTATGAATGTCTTTAGTTCACCTAATCGAGCCATGATGCAAGGAAAACAACCTACCCTTGTAAGCCCTTCATAGTACAACTGATTGGGCTTTTGTCCATGGCTGAGAATGTATTCCATCACTTCATTGCCAGTCCAGTCAAATACCGGTCGAATGATGTCTGCTGAATGATGCTTCAGATACTGTTTTACTTCCTTTGTCCGGTAGTTGTCATACTTTGTCCTGCCATCTTTATCCTTGTATAATGGCTGCAGGTAGTATTTGAACACCCCGCACTCTTTCTCCATCTTTGCCCGGTTGATGCTTTCTTCAGCCCTGATACCCTGAAATACCATTACGCTATCCTTCACCACATCCAGTATGTAGTCAATGAACGGTACTGTTTTGAGTTCATAAGAACAGAACCTGTTTAACACTGAAGGAAATCTCTTCTTCTTCTTTGCGAGGTCAACCAAGTTTTTGTACTTTGTTGCCTTGAGTATTTCCAAGCCTACATTCATCTGATTACAAACTTCCTGAACATGCCTGTAAGTGATCTCATGCTCCCAGCCAGTATCACAGAAAACGGCAGTCACATTCTTTGCACCATACTTTTCCACTGCATAAATCAAACAAGCCTGTGAATCCTTACCCCCGGAAAACTGAACCAGTATTTTCATTGCCTACCCCCTTCAATTTTGCACGTGAACGT